CTATTGCTTAGGGCAACTAGTCCGCTTGACTACAAGCTTTTTCACGGGCCTTTCGGTTATCCGCTATAGATACTCTCGGAGCCGTAACACTTCTTCTATATAAGTGTCATGCTCTGGGTGCATCTTATCCCAATATGGACCGTCTCGTCTAGTCATCTCTGAAACTTGACGTTGAGCCTCTTGCGGTGTCATAACAAGTTCTGTTGGAGCACCTTCTAAATTGTCTTCCCCAATTTGCTCTGCTAACTGAGAAAACATCTTAACTACTTCGGGATGATCCCCTAACATTCGACCATCCGATAAAGTTATCTCGTCAAATATATCTGTGCTTCCCAACAAATCTTTCGCAGCCATTTGAGCTAACTCAAGACGCTGATCAAAAGCTTGACCAAATTCTTGACGCAATTCTTGCTCACCTTCGTACAAAGCTTTCTCCGTTGTTTCAGACATATCAGTTTCTAAACCACTTATTGTATCCCTAACAAAGCCCATCATTTCATTAGCTTGAGAGTTCGTTAAACCAGCAGTTAGCGCACGATCACGGAATGTGCCAATTAAATCGTCATTTACAGATATATCACTGTCAGAAAACTCGTATGCACCAGCATCTTCTGGCGCACCTAACTTTGTGAAAACCTCACGCCATTCTTCTGGCGTGGCAGACTTACTAGGTATTGCTACCTTATCGGCCCCTATCATGCGTTGTGCATGAACGTAGCTCTTTGCTAATGCACTCGGATCGGCAAAGTTACGTAGTGACGGTTCATTACGTAGCTCTTCTGGTAAGCTTTCTAAAAAACCGATTGGTGCAGTTTCTGGTGCAGCTTGTGCCACAACAGCCTCTGGTGCAGCTTCTTGAGATCCAGTATCTTGGATTGCCTCTTCGCTCATTTTAGTTCCTTCCCTTCGGACAACATCCTGACGATCAACAGCACTGCTGCTCGTTGCCCTTCGTTAAATGAATTTTCATATGGATCGCCAGTAAACGTGGTTGTCTCAAAACCAAACCTAGCCTTGAGGTCACTCAATACCCTTTCGCCGTCGTCTGTGTTGAACGTGCGCCTATAAGATAATTTTAATTCTTCCAACTGCTTCATTACTGAACAGCCCCTGCTGCTTTAACTAATGGTGCTACTTTCTGTGCGGTTTCAGCTTGCATCATCTGCTCTTGCATTGCTTGCTGCGCTTGCTCTTGCTCTGCTTTTTCTTCGCGTAATCGTCTTACCTCTTCATTGCTTCTTATAACTCGTGCCGGAATACCTGTAACCTCTACAAGATACTGCACAAGTTTATCATCATCAAGATAATCCATAACAGGTGCGATTTCCGCTACTTGCATCATTACCTCAAATCCACGCAACATTGCCTGTAAGTCTGTAAGTCTCTGAGCCTTGGCAAGCGGTGAGACATACTCAATATCAATGTCTTGGCCTTGTAATTGCTCAGGAGCAGCAGGGAGGAGGCCATTCCTGAGCAGCAACGCAAAGGATCTGGAGATTAGTGGCTGGAGCAATTCGGATTGGAGCCTACCGAGAACTGGTCCTAAAAGCCGCATCTTTTCCTCGTTACGTTGCAACACTTCAGTAGCTGTCATCGCTGGTCCTTGCGACATCAACAACTGATCTACATAGAAAGCCTGACGTATAGCATTACGTCTCTGCTCTTCCATGTTCAAACCGAGAGGATTGTTTGCTCCAATATTTAAAGGCTCTAGCCTATCTCTTGTACCTGTTCTAAAAAAATTCAAAGCACCTGGCGTTGTCCTGACAGGTAACATAAAACCATCATCAGGAACCATCAATGGTGGGTCAATCTGTTTCTGAGCAGCCCTAATAGTCACCTCTGACATTTTATTAAGCATCTTAACATCTGGCAGTGCGTTCATTGCTGGACTTCTACCATATGTACTTACACTATCTTTTACAAAACGTGGAACCATAAACGGAAAATCGTCAAAACCACCCTCAGACAATAACTGCCTTGTGTCAGCGTGATAATACACAGAAGCTATTGCTTTGTTCTGTGCCTTACGACCCTTTGTTTCTCCACGCGGATATATCGCATGTACAAGCTCATGTTCTTTATGAGGCTCATTCTTTAGGTCTTTTGCCATTTGTGCTGGTAAAGTTTCTTCTCCAAACCTTTGTCCAGCAGCACGAGCAGAGATCTTAAACTTTCTATATATTGTATCTACTTTTCCGTTGGCATCTTCTGCTACCGTAATCTCTGCAATGTGCCGACACGAAAACCGCAAACCTTCTTTGTCACCTTCAACATAGAAAGCAGCAGTACCAAACACCACAAGATCATAATAAAGCTCATGTATCTCTTGCTGAAAGTTTGATCTGTTAAAAGCCTGATACATCTGATCTAGGCAGATTTCCAACCACTCATTAGCCATATCGTCATTCTGTAGCGCCGGATCTCGATACCGCATAGAAAACCAAGGTGTGCTAGGAGATGTAAGCATACCATGCAAGCTAGATGATAAAAGCTCTACAGCATGAATAGCTGTGCCGTCATAGATCAACTCTGTACGCTTATCACCTTGCGTTCTTTTCTTAGTTATATCTGCTTTACGCGGCAACATATAATCCGCTAACTCTTGCCAATGACGTTCCCAATTTGATCTTTGGCTTTGCAAAGATTTAAAACGTCTATCTAATTGAGCTATAAGCGGTGATATTTGTGCCATTACATCATTCCATAATTATTCATCAAAGAGCGTTTTTTCTTTTTGTTTGTTGTTGGTATTCCCTCTAAGGAACCACCTTGCGTTCTCCCAGCCATCCTTTGATTAAGGCGCTCTAAAGGATCAACTGTCATATCAACCCGACGTTTGGCTGGTTGAGCAGATTTTGCACCCATTTCTCCGGCTATATTTTTTCGTCGCAACATCATCTTAGTAAACCACTACCCATTAAAGACCGTCTTCTACGGACCGTTCCCGTTGTTCCTGTTCCAAGCAACCCTTTAGGGCTTGTTGCAATCGTTGAAACTCTACCCTTCCCGGTGCTTTCAATAGCGTCAGCTTCCGTTTCGCTCGTAACAACACGATTATCAATTACATCACCAACACCTACATCTCCACCCTTATATGTTGTATCCGCACCTGTAGTGGTTGTTTCTGTAAACGGTGGGGGTGCTGGTGGGGGAGTGGGGGTAGTCGGGGCTGTGGGTTGCGTAGGTGTTGTTGGTGCAGTCGGCGTAACAGGAGTAACTGTTGCCGCTGTTGTATCCGTAGTAGCTGTAGCTGCTCTTTCTCTTCTACGATCTCTACTTCTTTTTTCCCTAAGACGTGCTTGCTCTGTTTGTGCAGCCTCTGCTCTCTCATTAAGCCTTGAATAATATTCTGTATCTGGTTGACGCAAACCAGTATCCATTGCAATATCACTTACAATCGCATCTAAACCAGTACGCCTTGTTACCTGACCTCTGCGAACTGCGTCTTCAGCACCAGTCCTTTGCCTAGCTCTTTCTCTTGGTGTCCTTCTGGTTGCTCTGCTACCACCACACAAACCACCCATACTATATCTCCTTCTGCATAAACGAACCCATAGGCTCAAAGCCTAAACGCATCATTAACCTAGCAGCTCTGTTTGACGCAATACCAGACGTTGCACCTGTCATAATACGAACCGCACCATTCTCTTTAGCCCACGCTTCAAACATCTTCATAAGCCTTACACCAGCTATTCCACCGCGCTCTTGAGGTACAACATACCAGATATAATCGCCCCCGACTAGTGTGTTACTATACGGAAACGAAAAAATCATCCCAATTAACACACCTATAACATCTCCGTGCTTTTTTGCTAAGAAGATTTGATCCTCTTCATTACGCACTCTATCAACAATCCAACTAGTCATTTTATCATAGTCAAAGTCCGCAAACACTTGCCAACTCTCCTTATGAAACCTCGCGCACAACTCAACCACCTCTGGAACGTCCGAAATCTCAGCTACGCAATATTCTTTCGGTTCAAGCTGCAAATGGGTCATAATCCATCACCGCCTGTTTTTGTGGAGCCTGTTGACTTGGCCTACTCTCTCTTAAACCCACAGCGAAATATCGAAACGCATCGGCTGAGTGACTTGACCAGTCATGGACTGGCGTAGACCTAAAACTTCTTGTCCTATCATTATAAGCCCTATGATACTGCCGCAAAGCCTCTAAACCATCCTTACACTTCTCTCTATCAAACCAAAGCCTTGGTATCAACATCTGAGCCGCATGTATCCCATCCTCAACAGGAAGCTTAGGAACAACCCTAAAATTCAAACCCAGATCCCAAGCAACCTCTCTCCTACTCTTACCACTCCCCAACTCACGCACCTCTATATCATGCGGTGCATTATGCGACCCATATAAATACTGCTTAGAATTAAGAACCTGACAATAATGCGGCAACCCCTCATTCCTATTCTCATAATAATCTATCACATGCACAGCACGACCAACACTCTGAGTAAACCATATAGCCGTGCTATCCCCAATGCCTAAATCCCACCAAGTATCAACCCTCTGACTAAGATCATACGGTACATTCGTTACTCGACCACCTATCGTAGCATCCTCCAATTCCTTGCCATAAATAGCACCAGGCACATTCGCATTCCAACTACACTCAAATTCCTGAGCATACTGATCCACAGACATCATAGTACGAGCAGCCTCTAACTCCTCTTCGTCCAATATCCCCGTCTCACTCGCCTTATACACCGCAGACAACCAATCATCACTCGATGCAGCCTGTTCATAAAAATCAAAGAAAGCATTATGCCCCTTCGGTGTACCCACAAATATACAAAATCCCTTCCTATCAGATAATGCTGGCCTCAATACCTCTGGAAATACACTCTCCGGCATGTCAGCAACCTCGTCCATAACACACCCATCCAAATATATCCCACGTAAGCTATCCGGGTTCTCAGCACCCAACAAACTAATCCTACCACCAGTAGGCAAGTCACACCGCAACTCCGTCTCGTGAAACCTCACATTCGGTATCTTACCAGCAAAATGCTTTAGATAATCCCAAGCCACATTCTTAGCTTGCCTATAAGTAGGTGCCATATACGCATACCTAGGATTACTCTTTCCGCTTAGAAGAGAATGCCTCAATATATGATTAATAGCCCATACCGTCTTGCCAAACCTTCGATGACATACAACAACACCCCACCGCTTCTCTTGCATCTCATTGTGCAACTCCATCTGTAACACACGAGGCTCATACGGTATCTCTATATGCGTCACTGCCTAACCACCTTCTCCTGATCCTCATATATCAATATGCCATTCAACTCCAAGATAGCCTCGTACAGATCAATAAGCAATACCGCAGCCTCAAACTGCTCCTTATAGCTTTCGCCATCTACAACGCTTCTCCGTAGCTCTGAGAGATGACCTAGCATTGCATGTTGATCAGCAGTCAGTGTGGGAGTCACTGTGTATGCTCCGCAGGTATATTATGTAGTAAGAAGTGGCGCGGTGATTCTGGGAGGGTGGGGGGTCTGTATCGCCAGAAATACGGCAAACTACAGCAAATAAGGCGTTTTGTTAACATAATACATATTATGCGAAAAGGTTTTGCACTTCACGCGCGTACCTCGGCCACTCAGAATGTTAGCTGGTGCTTTCAATGCAGTACCTCTTCTTCCTCGTGTGCACTAACGGCGGTATCACCTCCGGCCCATGAGATGGTGAAGGTCTGTGCTTGTGGCTGGTCTTCTTTCTTGTCACGTATTCCGAACGGCTGATTACGAGCCGTTGTCCATTTCAGCGTATCAATTTCGAGACGCCTTCTGTTTACCTCAGCATTGAGGAAACGCACGTCTCCCTCGGGCAATGGTTCCATAGCAAGCCCATTGATTTTGTCCGCGTAATATTCAGCTTGGAGAATGCGCCCTTTACGGTATAGCGACCACAATTCTTCATCAGCTGCTACGGCTCTTGTGACGGCTCTATAGCTTGGCATTGCCTTGTCTTTTGTGATGTCTACAAGCGTCTCGCCTGATGCCAGACGATCAACTATCTTTTCCATAATGACTGTGTTTACGCTTCGTCTACTCAATCTGTGTTCCTTCAAAAAGGCCCGGACCTAAGTCCGAGCTAGTTATTGAGGTATACAAAGCTAACAGGCAAGCAACTTTGTATATTCAATATATAGATCATCTTACAATCTAACACAATAAATAATTATACTGTTGACACTTTGTGACACTTATGTATTATGAAGGCATAACAAACAAAGAGGTATACGGAGGAACAAATGCCTAGAATGGATAAACTTAGTAATTACGCTACTACATGGTGGAACAAAGACAGTAGCGGCGGTGTAACATATCATCAAACACAGATTGTTGCATGGAATGACAACAAGGTTACACTTAACACTGATGGATGGGAAACCGTCACAACTAAGCGCAAAATGAACCAAGCATCTAATCAATTCGCATTGCGTTTTGATGTATGGCAAGAAAACTATGAATGGTTCGTAAATCTACCAAACGGTGAGGTTGTCAAATATTATGACGGTATCACCTTTGAAATTTTTGGTGGTGGTGTCGTACAATGACAATCTCAGAACTAATCACAATCATCAAGAACATCAAACTTAGCGACGTTGCCATATGCGTTTTAATCTTTGGATTAGTTTTCGCGTGGCACTTCATAACACCATAGGAGCAAAGAAGATGGAAGCTATAGAAATAAACAGTCCCACAGATGCGCTAACACTTGCATTGATACTTGCTGTAACCGCAAAGACAGAGAAACTATCTCAAGAGTGCTTAGAACATGCTCAAGAAATAGCAGCTACACTGAACCCCAAAGAAGTTGAACTGTGTAAAATGGCGGCTGAGGTTGCCCTAGAAATACAAAAGGAAGGCAAGCATAGATGAAAGACAGAGTTAAACTACCCTTGAGTGCTTTTGTACCTGATACAAACGACCTCATAAAACAATATAAGTGGCTAGTAGAACACCATGTAAACAATGGAAACCCCATTGATGAAGCATGCGGTATAGAACGATTGCTACGTATTCTTTTAGATGAATTAGACGTACCACCTTTCAAATATAACTATACCCCTTAGAGCCACGGAGAAGCGCCACAGAGTGCGCTTTTCCCTTTTCCTAAGCCTTACCCCCCTAAAGTACTTTCTAGCCACTTCTCGAGCTTGTCCGCGAGTGCTACGCGCTGCATAGGGTCCGACATAGTGAACTCCTGAGAAACTTCTATAAAATTCTCTGTAGACAACATCGGTCTTAGTCTACGTAGGATTTTCTCGATACGCCACGACAAAGGATCATTCTGTCGCTTTGCTTTGCCCTCTTTGTACCGTGGGTGCATCCTGGTCAATGTCTTAGTCAACGTAGGCAAAACCGAATCATCCGGCTGCTGTATTACAGTGTCAGTGATTACACTGTCTGTCTGTAATACACTGTCTGTATGTATTACAGTGCTATTACTATGTATATTATTAGTAGTTTCAGTGTATACACTGCTAGCACTGTAATCACTATCTCGGGTTGTAACCCTCGCGTTAGCGTACTTACGTATTGGCATTTGTCAACCCCCTATTTAAATGATGCTTTAATTGCTCTTCTTCCCGGCGTTGTATGTACCAGCCACTTACCTTTTCCCAACAGTCCGGCCTGTCTACCGGGTCACAAATAAGATCGTCAGTGGCTAGTATTACCCAGCCACCGCGATTAACGTCATGCTCACGACCACACGCTTTACATTCCATAATGAATACTTTCTTGAGAAGTTTGATTGAAAGGCAAAAAACAATGCTTTTGTTTTACAGGTAAAATATTCCTATCTTTCAAATACAATATTTCCCTACCTTGAAACTTTTTATCGCAATCATTTATTTCTTTATTACATCTATCTACAATTTCAGATAAAAAACTTATGTCCCAATCACTTTTCCATAAATTAATTTCTGAATGATAGCTGTTGAAAAATCTTTGTAAAATATATCTATATGGATCTTCATTTAATAAGCACCTTTCTATTTGTGCCTGATCAAGAGCATGATCCATAAGCCACATTTCAACTTCCCATTCAATTTCATAAGCACGTTCTTCCAAACTTTTTGTGTCATCTTTTAATTTTTTGTAAGCAAGTGTACCTTTACGTTTTCTTTTTAAAAACAATTCATTTTCTTCAATA